ACGCGCTCACACAGCCGGATTGTTCAGGACATCGTAGAGCAGATAAAACCGGTCGTTGTTCCTGAGATAGAGCCGGAGCCACCAGCAAGTTTTATGCGGATCCCGAAGTTAAAGCGCTGGGAGTGTCCGAAGTACCTGCAATGGGTGAAGAGTCAGCCGTGTTGCGTATGTGGTCAGCAGGCAGATGACCCGCATCACATCATCGGGCACGGCACCGGCGGTACCGGCACAAAGGCACACGACATTTTCACCATCCCGCTGTGCCGTATTCACCATGACGAGTTACACCGGGATGTGAACGCCTGGGAGCGGAAACACGGCAGTCAGCTGGAGTTGTTATTTAAGTTTATGAACCGGTCATACGGGATCGGTGTTTTTGGTTAATGCGCTGTAAGGAGCGCGGAGAGATAAACGATGATTGAGCACGATTTGCAGTACCTGCGGGATATGGCGACTATCGCAATGACTGACCACAGCAGCAGAACCAAAGGCCAGCTTGAAGCATTTGAGGGATTTGTATTGGGAAACACAACGCGCTACCCACGAAGAAAACCCCGTGATATTACCGTGAACGGCAGAAAGGTAAGCCGGGAAACCGAGGCGGTATCCTGCTGGTCAACACACTATTCCGTGTTACCGATGCCACCTATTGACCGGGTGGACTATCAGAACTGTTCCTGGCGGCGGGCAATTATGGAACTGGATGAGGCTGAGCAGTCCTGGCTGCTGTATTGCTATGGTAAAGAATTGAAGTTCTCACACCAGACGGCTATCACCGCCTATGTATGGAGCGAAATGCAGGAACGGATTAAAGGCCGTCGGGTGTCGAAGAAAGTAAAAGAACGACTCAGGTCGCTGGTATGGCTGGCAGTGCAGGATTACGCCCTGAATAAAGACGGGTATTACTATCAGTCTGAGCTGGCCGAGCTGGTGGGGGTAGCTTCTGATAACTGGTGCAGGAACTACAAAACACACTGGCAGGAACTGTTGCTTATCTGTAAAACCCTGGACTGTGGGGCATTACGGAAAATGAGAAACAACAGGGCAGAAATATGGCGCAAAAATGCAGCTAAAACTTGCAAAAGTCAATAATTTGAGCCATATTTGATGGTAATTTGATATGTTGTCACAATTGTTTGTAAACCTCGCACTTGCGGGGTTTTTTTATGTCTGTAACCGGATAATAATGGCTGTTAAAGCGAATCAGAGTTACAAGGGTGCTTATAAATAAAATTTAGCATTTCATATTAAAACAAACGAGATTTTTATAACCGCGGCCGCTATACAAGGAAAGCCCGCCGAAGCGGGCGCCTGTCTGGTGTCAGCGGACAACTAAAACTGAGGCTTTTGCATAGCGGACTACGGCTGCTGCGGTAGAGCCGAGTAGTCTGGTGGTTATTGTCGGCTGGCGTGACCCGATAATAATCAGGTCTGCATTTATATCTGTGGATAGCCTTAATATCTGGTCTATCGGGCTGCCGGTTTTGACATGGTGATGGGTATTGGCTGGGTTAATATTAAAAATCTTAGTAATTGAAATAAGTTTAGATAGTGCCTTGTCTGTGATTTTATTTCTTTCATCCAACAATACGTCATATTCCCGCGCATAAGATGCGAAATTCGGGAAAAATGGAATTACTGTAAAAAAGTGTACGTTCGTATGTGTTTTATCAGCCATATATTCAACGTGTGGCGGAAGCTTTGATGTCAGTCCTTCTCCAAAAATATCATCCTCAGCTATATCAATCGCTACCAGAATATTTTTATACATAAATCCTCCCGGTGACTAAACGATACATTTGCTTTGTCTGTATTAAATATAGTGCAAATCCGGTGGTAAGGAAGAAGGTGGTGTGCCCGTCGGGGGCAGGAGCAAAACTGAAAGCCGCACTGAAGCATAACAGCCGGGTATTGGGTGTCGGGATGGAAGCGGGGCTGTTTGAGCAGACTAAAGCCGAAATCAACAATTTTTCTAATTTTTAAAATCCTTGTCAGGGTGTTATTCATATTTCTGTGAATAAAAGAATAACAGGCGGGGTATATGGATTATTTTTTGACGTTACCGGGCAGCGATACTTGTTCTGTTCTGCATAAAAAGGGATGTCCGAAATTACAACAGGCAAAAAGTACAGTGTATGTTGGATACTACTGGGGAGAGCACGCTGCGGTTCAGCAGGCTATCGTTGTGGCAAGAGGGGCAGTGGTTTTATGTCCGTTATGCATAAACCAGCATGATGAAGAGACTCAGTGATAACCTTACAGGCTCAACTCTCCGGAATTTCCGGATAGTTCACATGTTCGGTTATTCCGAACAACTGATTATTATGCTGTAGAGGTTTGGTGTGGACGCGTAGTCAGGTTAAATAATCAGTGGTTTTTATGTCTATGATAAATAAGTTAAATGGCTTTGTTTATTGATTTTTCTATAGCTCTGCATTCAGGACTGTTTCCATCAACCTGGTCTATTTTGCCTGGCCGGTTCCCTTCCGGAGTATCCATTTTTATTACGCATGCATCCTGACCGGTTTGGTGTTTGATTTTTGGTGAGCACCCCGCAGCTAAAAGAAAAGGCACGATAATTAATAATGTTCCAGCCTTATACATGTCAGTTAACCCTATATTGCAAAGTATCAGAGCCTGATGCTATCAGAGTAAAAGGGTGAAATAAAAAATATTTCATAAATTTCAAGGGTCACCATGTGCGGCTTTCGGTCCTTATGTATCTGCACTCAAGACATTAGCGTTCAAAGGGTTAACTTTTATTGTTGAAATGAAGACACGGATTCAGTATCCTGGGAAAAAATGAATTCATGATTTTGGGAATGCGGAGGCGGCCCCCAAATGCGATACCGCCTAGTTGGTAACTTCGTCGGTTGACTGGGACTCCAACCATATCGGCTGTGAGGTCGATATCATTTCTTTCTGTCCGGAAGAGGATATTTTAATTTCACTGGCTGGGTTTTAATTTTTCTCGGGCCTTTTGTTGGATCGAAAAAAGCCCATATGTTAAATTTTCTTTCTGTCATCCATGTGTCATGCAAAAGAGTATCCCATCCTAAATAACTGGCTACATTATTTGATACAGCAATTTTTGCTTCAGAAGATGCCTTACCTTGGTATGCACACATTACAGCCCCCAGAAGAAAATCTGCAATTTGTATGTGCTCCGAGGCTTTTGAATCTTTAGTGACGACACTGAAAATTATATCTTTACGTCCGTGCTTTTTAGCGAGCATGTTGTTGCATATTACGTGAAATGCCTCATCAGCTTTTTTATAGCGTGATGGCAAGGGATCAACCTCAATTCTGAAAACGCAGTCTCTCTCGGGATGCGCCTTGATAACATTATCTATTTTTGTATATATAAGCAGATTAAAATGCTTCCTCATGGCCAGATCATAGTCTCCATCATGAAATCCTTTTTCCACGATTGATTTCTCTATGATTATGCAATGAAAGGCAAGCCATGGGTGTTTGAAAAAGATATCAACCAAATCAGCATAGAAGGCCGCATTTCTTTTTGAGTGTGCTTTTTGCCATTTAATTTCATCGCTGCAGTTATGTTTTTGTCTAAGTTCTCGAATAATACGAACGAAGTCGCCTCTTCTCTGATACTTCATCCAGAGACTGCCGAATCCATAGAATTTTTGTCCGTCAATCCCTGATTCATCACAGGAAACGTGCCAACTCAACTTACCAGGATCGCTGTTTTCAATAGTCATATCATTAGCGTACACAAAACAAGTGGTTAACGATTTTAATGATTAAAGCATATTTATTAGACAAAGATAAGTAACAGAGAAAACGTTATAATCAGATGGATGCTAAGATAGATATAAGTTATTAAAAATCAATATATTATAGTAATTACTGGAATTAAAAACAGTATATGTTGATTAGGAATAAACATTTAAGGTCGCCATGTGCGGCCTTTTTTATTGCCCGCAACAATAAGAGCATTGGAATACGACAGTCTCATTACCTAATCCGTATTCGGCCACAGTGCTCTTTTTATTGTTTCCCGCCGCTGGTGGGATTACCAGAACAATGCCGCAGCCACTTCATTTTAACCTGTTTAAAACATATAACCCGGTTGCGGCATTTCCCTATCACTCAACATACGGAACACTCCGCAGGGGGTGGATATGCGCATGTCTGACAAATATTCCAGCCCTACAGCATACGCCTGGGGACTTATAACCTCTGCTTTTGGCGTTTTATCTCTGGACCAGTGGGCTATTGTCGCCGGGATCATCTGTACTGTCGGGACGTTCCTGGTGAACTGGTATTACAAACGGAAAGAATTCCAGCTGAAAGCCGGAGAACATCATGAATAACCGATTATTTAAAAAAGTCATGGCCGCTTGTGCCGCCGGGGCGATTGCCGGTGCGCTGGTGCTGATCCCCGCGTATGAGGGTGTTGAGTACAAACCTTACCGTGATGTGGCCGGAGTGCTCACCGTATGTTATGGCCATACCGGCAGTGATATTCAGCCCGGTAAGTTGTACACGGACGCAGAGTGCAAGGCGCTGCTGCATGACGACCTGACGAAAGTCCGGCGCGCGGTTGACCCGATGATCAAAGTGTCGATTGATGACAACACCCGTGCGGCCATCTATTCCTTCGTTTACAACGTAGGGCCCGGTGCGTTCTCGCGTTCGACAATGCTGCGTAGACTCAACGCCGGTGATATCGCCGGTGCGTGCGACGAAATGAAGCGCTGGGCATATGCCGGAGGTAAACAGTGGCAGGGTCTGATTAACCGGCGCGAGACGGAGAAAGCGATATGTCACGGAACCCTTTAACGCTGATCATCATTGCTATCATTCTGCTGACGGCTTGTCTGCTGGCGGGTTGTTATCTGTATTCACTGCCGAATCACTGTAAGTCGCTGGTGGGTAACCCGCTGGACGGTGTGATTCATTATGAGTGTGAAGCGCCATGAAAAGAGTAATTACTGTGTTGCTCAACGGCTGGCTGTGGGCGGTGGTGTTCTTCGGGTTATGGATGTTCAGCTTACTGTCAGCAGAACAATCGGAAGGCCAACACAAAGACAAGGTTATCACTGACCAGCAAAAGCTGATTGATAATGCTTATACCAGTGTCGATATTTTTAATCATGCCGCTGCAGCAAATGCCAGCAGGAATATGCAGGCAGAAGCCAAATCACAGGAGAAGCAGATTGAATACCGCACCATCATCCGGAAAGAACCTACCTGTAATCTGTATATTCCTCAGTCTGTTTCTGACGGGCTGCTCAGCCACGTCTATACCATCCGTGAATCAGCAATGCGTTCCGCTCCCGGCATCGCTGACACAACCGGTACTGGCGCCGCTACCACCCGCCGACTGACATATTGTCAGGCAGTCGAATGGATAGAACCCCTGCTGACGGCGCTGGATAAGGCGAACGGGCAGTTGATGGATATCCACAATGTGGATACAAAGAGAAACGGGCAAAAGCAATAACTAACTATAAACCCTGTTAAAAAATACATTTTTAATTAGGATATCAAAATTATTGTATGAGGGAGTAAATATCAAAAGTATAAATAGAAGTAATAAATTCAGACTTTACTGTTATCGAATGACGAGTTTTTGTGTATTTAGATGGGAATTTTTCTAGTTTTTCTAAAATATGGACATAATTATCTATATCGTCTGAGTTTCGCTGTAAAAATTTAACATCACCAACAGGTGGTTTTTTGTGCACCACTCTTTGCTGAATAATGTGAACGAAATGACTTGTTTGATTAGATACACTCCGAGTTAAGTCAGAGATAATACTGTTTTGTATTGCTGGAATAGCTAAATCTTTTGGGTAGTGATGTTTAAACTCAATAGTGGCAATTAAACTAGAGTCTTCTTTGGTCAATTTATAAAGAGATAAATCTACTGCACCATGCTTATTTTTTGGGTGTTCAGTTATAGCTAAATAATTTGAATTTTTATTAATAACAAGGCTAATTTCGTCTCGAATTTGGTTTTCATGCTTTCGGTTGTAAAAATATAAATTAAGATTGAGTAGTTTTTGAAAAACATGTGGATTCTTTATTGCTTCAGTTAAAATGGAAATAATGGTATCAGTCTGTGGCATTTTCAATAGTGTCTTGTTTTAAATGGTGTTTAAATTTTAGCATTATAATTAATAAATAATAGAGGGTAATATAAAAATAACTACGAAATTGTCGGTCCACTATACATCATTGACATGATGTTATCCCGGTGGTTATTTCCTGGTGATGATATATATGAGATGTAAATGGGATTACCTAAAGATTTTCAGTATCTCGCCTCGCTAAATAGCGAGGCTTTTATTTGGAGGTGCTATGCCACCCCGTATACCCCGCGCCTGCCGCAAACGTGGCTGCGCAAAGACAACTACCGACCGCAGCGGATACTGCGAAGAACACCGCAATACTGGCTGGGAGAACCACCAGCAGGGTAAGAGCCGACACGAACGCGGCTACGGTACAAAGTGGGAGCGGCTGCGTGCGGTGGTGCTGAGCAGGGATAAATATCTGTGCCAGCAATGCCTGCGTGAAGGCCGGGCAACCGAGGCGAAGACAGTCGACCACATTACACCTAAAGCACATGGGGGAACCGATGCGGAAAGCAATCTGCAAAGCCTGTGCTGGCCATGTCACTACCGGAAGACTGCAACGGAGAGAACACGATGAAAAAGAAGCAGGTTAAGCTATCCCGGATGTTTAAAGGCGGGAGGTTTGTCGGGTATTGCCTCAGTGTTGATGGTGAGATGTTATCCCACCAGACCGACATAAAGATAGAAACAACAGCGCCGCCGCATTCATCTATATCTGTTAGTTTTCTCTGGCGTCCGTCTGTGGTTGATGATGCTCTGGATATTCACCTTGAATAGAGCGGAGGGAGGGGGAGGTTAAATCCCTGCCGCCCCACGGCCAGAGGACCGCCGCCTTGCCTTTTTTCACATCGCCGCAGGTTAGAAAACTTTTTTCCGGGTTCTCCGGAGGGGTATTAACAGGAGAAAACGATTATGCCGGGACCACCGAAAACCCCATCACACTTGCGTTTGGTCAGGGGGAACCCATCAAAACGTCCGATTAATAAAAAAGAACCAAAACCGCCGTCAGGGGTACCCCCAACACCGAAGCATTTTACCAAGCAGGGGAAATACTGGTTTAAGCGGATAGGTGAAGAACTCAATGCGATGGGTGTCATGAGTTCGATGGATGCCAAAGCACTGGAGCTGCTGATCGAGGCGTACACCGAATACCGGCAACACTGCGATACCCTGGACGAAGAAGGTTACACCTACACAACACAGAGTGATGGCGGCCCACTGATAAAAGCACACCCGGTGGCGGCAATGAAAGCTGATGCATGGAAACGGATCCGCGCGATGCTCTCCGAGTTCGGTATGACCCCGGCAGCCCGCCAGAAGGTAACCATTAACACACCAGCCGAAGAAGACCCTTTCGAGGCATTTCTGAAACAAAGAAAATGATGAATGGCAACCGTAGCAGACGGGATCCGGTACGCCGAGCAGGTGGTTGCCGGAGAAATAGTTACGGGCGAACTGATACGCCTGGCGTGTCAGCGGTTTCTTGATGATCTGGAATACGGCCCTGAGCGCGGTATTTATTTCATAGAGGAACGCGCCCGGCATATTCTGGATTTTTACCAGTTCGTCCCGCATGTCAAAGGGGCGCTGGCAGGTAAGCCGATAGAGCTGATGCCGTGGCATACCTTTATTCTGATTAATATTTTTGGTTTTGTGATCCCGCTGGTTGATGAACTCACCGGCGAGGCTCAGTACGACGATGACGGGGATCCGGTGCTGGTTCGCCGGTTCCGAACGGCCTATAACGAAGTTGCACGTAAAAATGCTAAATCCACCCTCTCATCCGGTATCGGTCTGTACATGACCGGCGCTGACGGTGAGGGTGGCGCCGAGGTTTACTCGGCGGCCACCACCCGTGACCAGGCGCGTATTGTGTTTGAAGATGCAAAAAACATGGTCAAAAAGGCCAAGAGCTCACTCGGCCGCCTGTTTGAATTTAATAAGCTGGCGATTTACCAGGAGCGGTCTGCATCCAAGTTTGAGCCGCTGTCCAGTGACGCAAATAACCTCGACGGCCTGAATATTCACTGCGGCATTGTGGACGAACTTCATGCCCACAAAACCCGTGATGTGTGGGATGTGCTGGAAACCGCGACCGGTGCCCGTCTTCAATCCCTGCTGTTTGCGATCACTACAGCGGGATTTAACCGCGAGGGCATCTGCTACGAACTGCGGGATTACGCCATCAAGGTGCTGCGGGGCGTGGTGGAGGATGACACCTTTTTCGCGGCAATTTACACACCGGATGAGGATGATGACCCGTTCGATGAAAGCATCTGGATAAAAGCCAATCCGGGGCTGGGTGTCTGTAAGCGTTTTGACGATATGCGCCGCCTGGCGAAAAAGGCAAAAGAGCAGATTGCGGCCCGGCCTAATTTCCTGACCAAGCACCTCAATATGTGGGTGAATGCCGAATCTGCCTGGATGGATACCGGTAAGTGGGACAGCTGCCCTGAAAATGCGCCGGATGATGAGCTGAAAAATTACCCGGTCTGGGTTGGTGTGGATCTGTCAAACAAAATCGATGTGACCGCAGCCGTTAAAGTGTATGAGGATCCGCGCGGACAACTGCATATGAAGTGCAAATTCTGGCTGCCGGAGGACAGAGTAGTGACTGCACCGAAGCATATCGCTGACCTGTATCGGAAATGGGGAGCTGCCGGTTATCTTGAACTGACGGACGGTGAGGTTGTCGATCACGACATCATCAAAGCCGACATTCTGGCATGGTGCGAAGGTGAGGATTTACGTGAACTCGGTTTTGACCCGTGGAGTGCCGTTCAGTTCTCCCGTCGCCTGGCGGAAGAAGGTATTCCGCTGGTGGAGGTGGCGCAGACGGTGAAAAACCTGTCTGAATCGATGAAAACCGTTCAGGCCGATGTATATTCCGGCAAATTTCACCATGACCACAACCCGGTAATGTCCTGGATGATGTCGAACGTGACGGTAAAACCGGACAGAAATGACAACATTTTCCCGAACAAATCGACACCGGAAAACAAAATTGACGGGCCGTTTGCCCTGTTTACTGCCAAATCACGCCAGATGGTGAACGGCGGGGACAGCAGCGACTTCCTTTCCTCTCTGGATCCTGACGAAGAAATTCTATTCCTATGAAAAACATACTTCTTGATCTCACCGCCCTGACAGGTTTCGGAGCGGTGCTGGCAGGCTGTTACCTGAAATACGGCCTGCCGGATTCTCTGGTGATTGGTGGGTCAGCAATGGTTATCTATTCACTGGCTGTGGCCATGAGGGGGAAACGTGCTTCTTGATGCATTATTCCGCGATACACCGACCAGTATTGAGAATCCGGCGGTACCCATCAGTGCAGATTCTGTTGATACAGAGGGGCTGTTCAAAGCAGATGTCTATGTCAGCCCGGAAACCTCGATGAAACTGGCCGCTGTATATGCCTGTATTTATGTTATTTCTTCCTCAATAGCACAGATGCCGCTGCATGTGATGCGCAAAACCGGCGATAAGGTTGAGACTGCCCGCGATCATCCTGTGTTTCACCTTGTTCACGATGAGCCGAACGAATGGCAGACCAGCTATAAATGGCGGGAAACCAAAGAGCGCCACGTTCTCGGCTGGGGGAACGGCTACACGCAGGTGATCCGTAACAGTCGCGGTGAGGTGACCAGTCTGGAAGCCTGTATGCCGTGGGAAACCGCACTGCTTAACACAGGTGGCCGGTACACCTACGGTGTTTATAACGAACAGGGGAATTTTGCTGTCAGTCCGGATGACATGATCCACATCCGGGCGCTGGGTAATAACCAGCGGATGGGGCTCAGTCCGATAGTGCAGCATGCGGAAACCATCGGCATGGGGATGTCCGGTCAGAAATACACCAGTTCTTTCTTCGGCGGTAATGCCCGTCCGGCCGGTATTGTTTCGGTTAAGGGGGAACTGCAGGAAAAAGGCTGGGACCGCCTTAAGTCAATGTGGCAGAAAGCGTCTGCAGCGCTGCGCAGTCAGGAAAACAAAACCATGCTGTTGCCTGCTGACCTGGATTACAAAGCCCTGACCGTTTCCCCGGTGGATGCTCAGTTGATCGATATGCTGAAGCTGAACCGCTCCATGATTGCCGGGATTTTTAACGTACCGGCACACATGATCAATGATCTGGAAAAGGCGACATTCTCCAACATTTCCGAACAATCCATTCAGTTTGTCCGGTATACGGTCATGCCTTGGGTGGTGAACTGGGAACAGGAGCTTAACAGGCGGTTGTTCACCCGGCAGGAGCGCTGCGCCGGATTATATGTCCGGTTTAATCTGGCCGGATTACTGCGCGGAACCCCGAGAGAGCGGGCTGAATTTTATCATTACGCCATTACTGACGGCTGGATGAGCCGGAATGAGGCACGGGCATTTGAGGATATGAACCCGGTTGACGGACTGGATGAAATGCTGGTCAGCGTTAATGCCGCACAACCGGACGGCAGTAAATCAGAAGGTGGTGAAAAAGATGAGCAGTAATGAAAGAGAAACCCGCAGCTACAGCGGTGAGATCCGGGCCGCCCCGGGGGAAGAGGATAAACCGGCCCACATTATCGGTCTGGCTTCGGTGTTTAACTCCCTGTCCGAGCCGATGTGGGGATTCCGCGAAATTATCAAACCCGGCGCATTTGACGATGTGCTGAATGATGATGTGCGGGCGCTGTTCAATCATGACCGCAATTATATCCTCGGCCGGTCTGCTTCCGGAACGTTATCACTGAGTATCAGCGAACAGGGACTGGCCTACGATATTACGGTGCCGGATACACAAACTATCCGGGACCTTGTGGTTGCTCCGATGTTACGCGGGGATGTCAGTCAGAGTTCGTTCGCGTTCAGCGTGGCGGTGAACGGCGATGACTGGTATCAGGATGATGACGGCATGGTTGTCCGTGAAATTCACCGGATCTCCCGTCTCTATGATGTCAGTCCGGTGACTTATCCGGCCTATCTGGCCGCAAATTCAACCGTGCGGTCAATGGAGGCGTGGAAAGAAGCACGCGACAGCGGCGGTATAGCCAAAGCTGTCAATGAAAAACTGGCGCGTGAGCGTCTTCTCACTTTAATGAATGTATAAGGCAATTCTATGAAACTTCATGAATTAAAACAGAAACGTAATACCATCGCCACCGAAATGCGTGCAATCCATGAAAAAGTCGGTGACGGTGTTATGACCGAAGAACAGCGCGCGGAGTGGAATAAGGCCAAAACAGAGTTTGATCGTCTGAATGAGCAGATCACCCGTGAAGAGGAACTGCGTGCGGCAGATCAGGCTTTTGTGGATGATCAGGAGCCGGAACAGCGCGGAAAACAGAACGGTAATCCGGAAAGTGAAGCCGCAGAGCGCCGCGCAGCGGCATTTGACCGCTTTCTCCGCCATGGTTTCGGTGAGCTGACAGCAGAAGAACGTCAGGCCGTGAGGGAATTACGGGCTCAGGGAACATCCCCGGATGAGAAAGGGGGCTATACCGTCCCGGTTAAGATGCTGAACAAAGTTGTTGAACAGATGAAAGCCTACGGCGGGATTGTCTCGGTTTCTCATGTTCTGCCGACGGCGGACGGCCAGGATATTACCTGGTCAACATCGGACGGCACAGCGGAGGAAGGTGAACTGCTGGGGGAAAACACCGCTGCCAGTGAACAGGATGTGGAATTCGGCACCGCCATTCTCGGTGCCAAAAAATTGTCTTCCAAAATTATCCGTGTATCAAATGAGTTGCTGCAGGACAGCGGGATCAATATTGAATCCTACCTTGCCGCCCGTATCGCGCAGCGTATCGGCCGTGGTGAGGCTAAATACCTGGTGAAAGGTACCGGTGCCGGTACGCCGGTACAGCCGAAAGGCCTGGATGTTTCCGTGACAGGAACGGTAAACGCGAAAACAGCCGCATTCAGCTGGAAAGACATCAACGCGCTGAAACACGCCATTGACCCGGCGTACCGCAACAGCCCTAAGTTCAGGCTGGCCTTTAATGACAGCACCCTGAAAGTGCTCACGGAAATGGAGGATGGTAACAAGCGTCCGTTGTGGCTGCCGGAAATCACCGGTGTTGCTCCCGCGACAATTCTGGGTATGCCGTATGTGATTGATCAGGCGGTTGACAGTATGGAAGCAGGCAAGAAATTCATCTTCTGTGGTGACTTTGATCGCTTCATTGTCCGCCGTGTCACCTATATGACGCTGAAACGTCTGGTCGAGCGTTATGCTGAATTTGACCAGACCGCGTTTCTGGCGTTTCACCGCTTTGACTGTTGTCTGGAAGATACCTCAGCGATTAAGGCGCTGGTGGCAAAAGCTGCCTGATAGTCATACCGTTGCAATCCTGTGCGCCGCTTAACTGCGGTTTTTTTGTGCCTGCGGTCTGAAGTGGCCGCAGGCATGGGGGAAATATGCCGTTACCGACACTCGAAAAACTGAGAATGCAGTGCCGTATTGATGAGGATAATGACCTTGAGGATGAGTTGCTTCTGACTTACCTGGGAGCGGCCGTGAAGCGGGCTGAAAATTATATTAACCGTCATCTTTATGACACAGAGGTTCCGGCATCAGATCCGGACGGATTACCGGTTACGGATGATATAGAACTGGCCCTGCTGGTCTGCGTTGGTTACCTGTATGAATCACGGGAAAATGCGGCAATACCGGCGGGCTTCTTTCTGCTGCTTGAACCGTACAGGTTCATCAATTTATAGGGAGCGCACTGTGCAGGCCGGAAGATTAAGGCATCGCGTCACATTTCAGCGTGCTGAACGGGTTATCTTACCGTCCGGCCAGCGTGAAAACCAATGGCTGCCCGTTGCCGTAACCTGGGCGGAAGTCAGATCCGTCAGCGGCAGGGAACTGCTGACCGCCGGAGCGGAAATGTCAGAAATCACGGTCCGCGTATGGATGCGGTACCGGCCGGATATTCATCCTGCATGCCGGATGGTATATCGCGGTCAGGTCTACGATATTCAGGCTGTGATCCCGGATGTGAAATTTACCCGGCTGGAACTGCTGTGTAAACAGGGGGTGAAAGATGGCTGATATGGGGCTGGATTTGTCCGGTTTTGCTGAACTGTCCCGTGATCTGGAATCACTCAGCCGGACTGAAAATACCCGTGTGCTGCGGGAAGCGACGAAAGCCGCAGCGGATATGCTGCGGGATGAGGTCCGGCGGAGCGCTCCTGTCAGGACCGGAAAACTGGCGCGTAATATCGTTACCGGCGGTCAGCGGAGCCGTTATAAAGGCGAGGTTGTCTCCGGTGTGTACATCCGGGGAACCAATGCCGCCGGAACCAACAGCGACAACACACTGAAAGCGGACGACCCACGTAATGCGTTTTACTGGCGTTTTCTGGAAAACGGCACATCCAAAATGGCACCACAACCGTTTATCCGTCCGGCATTTGACGGTAAAGCGGATGAGGCAGTGGATCTGGCGCTGAGCAAACTCAGTCAGGCTATCGATAAGGTGCTGAGCGGATGAAAGAATCTGATTTGTTTTCTTTGCTTGACCCGGTGCTGCCGGGCAGGGTTTTTCCGTATGTGGCTCCGCAGGATGAACCCAAAATTCAGCCGCCGTGGTGTGTTTTTTCACTTTATGATACCGGCGGAGATGTGCTGTGCGGCCGTGCTGAGACAATGACCAATATCCAGATTGATGTGTATGCAAAAACCATCGATGAAGCCCGCCGGATCCGTGAACTGTCTGTTGCTGCTGTTTCTCCGCTTTCACCGGCGGAATTTACAGAAAAGCAGGGGTATGAAGCCGATACCTCGCTTTTCCGGGCCACGCTGGAGTGTCAGGTCTGGCAATAACTTAATCTTGAACAACAAGCTGCTGCGGCAGCTTTTTTTATGCTTACAGGAAAATAATCATGCCGAGCAAATATGAAAAAACGCAGGGCACGAAAATCAGTATTTCAAAGCTGCCTGCAACAGAAGTGAACCCCGCATCCGCAGAATTTCTGCCGCTGGCCTGTGCGGCCAAAGAGATCAGTTATACCGGTGGGCAGAAGTCGGATATTGATGTCACAACCCTGTGCTCAACGGAGCAGGAAATGACCAACGGGCTGGCCTCTCCGGGGGAAATCACTATCTCCGGTAACTGGTCACCGGATGAAGGTCAGGATGTTCTGCGTACTGCCTATGACAAAGACACTATTCATGCGTTCAAAGTGGAGTTTCCGTCAGGTAATGGTTATGCCTTCCTGGCAGAAGTCCGTCAGAACAGCTGGAGTGCGGCAACCAGCGGGCTGGTCACCGCGTCTTTCACGCTGCGCATGAAAGGTAAGCCTGTTCCGCTGAAAAACGGGGCGGTAACTGAGCCGGGAAAGGGGGAGTAAGCCGTGGCGAATCCGAAACTGTCATTAAAAGAACTGGCACTCAGTCCAAAAAACGCCTTCCGTTCAAAGATGGTGAAGGTACCTGAATGGAACGGAGTCACCGTTATTCTTCGGGAACCGTCTTCGGCAGCCTGGCTCAGATGGCGTGAGCTGATGAATACCGGTGCAGACGGTGATGAAAAATTGTCAGAGGCAGAACAGGCGCAGCGCAATCTGCGTGCAGATGTGGTGATGTTTTCTGACGTGCTGCTGGATGAAGATAAAGAGCGGGTGTTCAGTGATGACGACACTGAAGAAGTGATGGCTGTTTACGGGCCGGTTCATGCCCGTCTGCTGAAACAGGCGCTTGATCTGATGACCACGCCGGATGAAGCGGAAAAAAAGTAGCGCAGCCCGGGATGTTTTTTCTGATGACACTTGCGCTCCGGATGGGGCGCACAGTGGATGAACTGACCAGAACGATGAGCGCCGGTGAGCTGACCATGTGGATGGCTTTTGACCGCCTCAGTCCGATCGGGGACATCCGCAGTGACATACAGACGGCCCATATTGTCTCATCGCTGTACGGCGCACAGGGCGGCAAACTCAGCCTGAATGATGCGATGCTGCAATGGGGAAAAACGGATAGCGGTGAGGCAGGTGACGGGCTGGAGGGTTTTCTGAAATCGGTATCTGAAAGCTGATTGTACTGACATAGCAGAGGACGTAATGGCAAAGCTTCGTGAGCTTATTATTAAAATATCGGCAAATTCCTCCTCGTTTCAGGCTGAAATAGCGCGCGCCTCACGGATGGGGGAGAATTATTACCGGACGCTGGAGCAGGGCGGGCGCAAAGCAGCATCGGCATCACGCGAAACGAAACGGGCAATCAGTGAACTGAATAATGAGCTTTCATCAATAAAATCCACGGTAACCGGTGTCATGGGGGCCATGGCCGGTGCTTTTGCCACGCAGCAGCTTATCAGTTATGCCGATACCTGGAGTCAGTTAAGCGGCCGTCTGAAACTGGCCTCTGTGTCTGCGGAGGATTTCAGCCGTGCTCAGCAGGAACTGATGTCACTGAGCCAGCGTACCGGCACGTCACTGGCGGCAAATACCAACCTGTATGCCCGTATTGCACAGTCGATGCGTGATGTGGGTTATGCCTCGGGGGATGTGGCAAAAGTCACTGAAACCATCGCAACTTCACTGAAGCTGTCCGGTGCAAGCACTGAAGAAGCCAGCTCTGTTATAACACAGCTGAGTCAGGCTCTCGGATCCGGTGTCCTGCGCGGTGAAGAATTTAACGCGGTGATGGAGAACGGCGGACGACTGGCAAAACTGCTGGCGGACGGGATGGGGACCACCATCGGCGAGCTGCGCGATATGGCACAGAGCGGGCAGCTGACCACGGATAAAATCGTTCCGATCCTGACAAATACGGAGCAACTCAGAAAAGAATTTGAGCAGTTACCGCAGACCGTCAGTATGGCTTCGCAAAAGGTAGAAAACGCCTTTATGGCGTGGGTAGGCGGGGCTAATGAGGCATCGGGCGCAACCAGCACACTGACCGGTGCACTGAATGGCATTGCAGGAAATATAGACACCATCGCCACTGTTGCCGGTGCGCTGGTCGGGGTTGGCCTTGCGCGGTATTTCGGCGGGCTGACCGCCAGTGTGACCAAAGCAACCATCGGGGTGGCCAGTGCCGCAAAAGGCGAGGTCGCTCTTGCACAGGCTCAGCTGCGCGGGGCACAAATTGCGGTTGCCAGAGCGCGTGCGGCAGAGTACCGGGCACAGCAGGCACTCACCGCATCACGTGGCACGGATGCACAGGCTGCCGCAGAAAAGCGGCTGGCTGCCGCTCAGGCCTCCGTTGCCCGTAACGTGAATGCCCGCAATATTGCCCAGAATAACCTGAACAATGTCACGTCTGTCGGCACCCGTCTCCTGGGCGGGGCGCTCGGCCTTATCGGCGGGATACCCGGACTGGTGATGCTGGGGGCCGGTGCCTGGTACACGATGTACCAGAAGCAGGAGCAGGCGAGACAATCGGCGCTTGAATATGCCGGAGCTATCGAGCAGGTTCTGGCAAATCTGAACAAAATGACGCTGCCGGAAACGTCAGATAATGCGGGAAAAACCAAAGAAGCCCTGGCTGCACAAAATAAACTGGTTGATGAGCAGCGTCAGAAAGTCGAGGGATTAAAATCAGAGATAGCCGGGTATCAGCAGATGCTGGCCTCACCGGGACCAAGTATCAACGGCTATCTGATTAATCATCTGATCAGTCAGGAGGATGCGGTTAAATCCCTGGCGGCTGCGCAGGATGAACTTTCTGTTGAACAGAGCAGGCTCAATGAGCTGAGCAAAAAATCGGAAGAGATTCAGTCAGCACTGAAGGCGGTCGAAAGTCAGCGTGATTTTCTTATTCGTCAGCAGTCTGCTGCCCAGAATAATATGCGTCATTCATTACTGATGGTGAATGCGGAGCATAGCGAATTTAACCGGATAATGTCTGCCGGAAATCAGATCCTGACTAACCGTCTGGCTCTGGTTAACAGCCCGATGCGTATCCCGGCAGCGCCTCTCAGCGAAAAACAGCAGGATTTCATTCAGAAATCAGAGCGGGACAAAGAACTGTCCGCACTGACCGGGGAAGCCCGTGTTATCCGGCAGGCTGAGTTTGCCGCAGATGATATCGGTCTGCTGAATAAACCCGAATTTGCCGATAACCGGCAGAAATACATTGATAATCAGGTGGCAGCCTACCGGAATCAGGAAAAGCTGAGTAAGGAACTGAAAGCGGGTAAAAGCGCCCAGAGTGCTTTCAATAAAGAGCAGAAAGAAGCGGAACGTCAGGCGGAGCAGTATGCCCGTAAAATGGCGGATCTGAGTGTGGCTACGGAGGTTCAGAAAGTCAGGGCCACGCAGGGAGAGAAGGCCGCAGAGCTGTATGCGGCTGCGCATGAGGCCGGTACCAAATGGACGGATGAGCAGCGAAAAGCGATCCGCGCATCCTCTGTTGTTCTGGCTGAATGGACACAAAAGGCCGATGAGGCGGTCAGAAAGCAGCGTGAAATGGATGATGCGCTGAAAGCGATGCGTGACGGTGCCCGGAAATTCAGTGACGAAGCGGAGCAAATTGATAAAACCCGGGGAATGGGCGGAAACCGGCGCAGTCTTTACGATGAGCGTCAGCAGATTGATCGTGTTTATGCCAAATCTGATCAGGGAAAAAGTGCGACCGAAGCTTATAACCGGGAGATTGACGCACTCAACCTGAAATATCAGAAAATAAAGGAGGTTCAGTCTGACTGGACCAGCGGGGTTACCCGGGGGATGGAAGACTGGGTTGCTGAGGCCGGAGACTATGCGGAGCAAACCGCATCAGCAGTGCAGAGCGCCATGGGCGGTATGGTGAATAACATCACTGACATGCTGAACGGAAATAAAGCCAGCTGGCGCGACTGGTCAATAGATGTCCTTAAATCCATCCAGAAAATACTGGTCAACGCTGCCATCGTGAACAGCCTGAAATCCATGTCAGATGCCGGTGGCTGGATTGGTGCTGTCGGTAACTTCCTGGGAGGTGCCGCGGCAAATGCCAAAGGCGGGGTATATGATTCTCCTGGCCTGAGTGCGTACAGCAATCAGATAGTCAGCACCCCGACTTATTTTGCGTTTGCCAAAGGTGCCGGGCTGATGGGGGAGGCCGGACCGGAAGCGATTATGCCGTTAACACGGGCGGCGGATGGCTCTCTGGGTGTCCGGGCGCTCGGCGGAAATCAGAACAGCGGTTCAGCGGCACCACAGGTGTTTATTACCATCAACAGTAACGGCAGCAGCCAGACGCAGTCGTCGGCTGGTTATGAGCAGTTTGGTAATGAAATTGCCGCATTCGTCGATCAGCGTTTCCGCGTACTAATGGACAAAGACACCCGCCCCGGTGGTGCAGTCTGGAATATGACTAAGGGGAAACGATGATCGAAACATTCACCTGGTGTCCCCGTGTTAATCCCACGGAGGACATCACCTATAAAATCCGCAGGGCGAAGTTCGGTGATGGTTATGAGCAGGTATCCGGTGACGGTATCAACGCCCGCAGCCAGAAGTGGTCACTGGAATTTACCGGTCGCGGGGAGTACATCACGGCTATCCGTCAGTTTATCGACCTTCACGGCGGCATAAAGGCTTTTCAGTGGAAACCCCCGCTTGAACCTGTGGGGTTATACCGGTGCGCCGATCATAAACTTACCCCGCTCGGCGGTGACAACTATTCACTTTCTCTCACTTTTACCCAGGCATTTAAACCATGATCACAAACGATTACCAGAAGCTGGAACCGGGTAATGCCGTCCGGCTTTTTGAGGTTGACGGTACCGTGTTCGGTGCGCCGGATATTTTGCGGTTCCATGCATACAATATTCCTCACACTGAGGCAGAGATTACTGCCGCTGGTGGTGACCCTGAAAAACTGCCGGCGAAATCCATCTGGTGGCAGGGTGAAGAGTATAGTGCCTGGCCGGTGCAGATCGAGGGTCTGGAAGCTTCAACAACCGGATCCGGTGCGCAGCCGAAGTTATCGGTGGCAAATCTGGACGGTTCGGTCACTGCGCTGTGCCTGGCATACGATGACATGCTGAAGGCTAAAGTCACGATACACGATACCCTGGCGCACTATCTGGATGCGGCAAACTTTCCGGACGGTAACCCGGCGGCAGATCCTACTCAGGAAAAAGTCTCGGTTTTTTATATCGACAGCAAATCCTCGGAAACCAACGAAGTTATCGAGTTTGAATTAGCCAGCCCGATGGATTTACAGGGGGTGCTGATTCCGACCAGGCAACTGCATTCAATGTGTACCTGGTGCATCCGTGGGAAGTACAAATCCGGTGACGGCTGTGATTATGCCGGTCAGAACGGGTATTTCGATAAGCACGGCAACCGTGTGGATGACCCGGCACAGGATCAGTGCAGCGGCATGCTGAATACCGGCTGCTTTCCCCGTTTTGGCAAAAACAATCCAATCCCGTTCGGCGGCTTTCCGGGAACCTCATTACTGAGGAAATAATGATGCGTAAAAACATTCAGGCAGCTATTTTTGCGCACGCAGAACGTGAATACCCCCGCGAGTGCTGCGGGGTGATTGCGCAAAAATCCCGTGTGGTGAAATACTTTCCCTGCCGTAATATCGCGGCTACGCCGGAAGAGCATTTTGTATTATCGCCGGAGGATTACGCTGCTGCTGAGGATTGGGGTACGGTGACCGGTATTGTGCACAGTCACCCGGATGCTACCACCCAGCCGTCAGAACTTGATAAAGCACACTGTGATGCTCTCGGCATACCGTGGTATATCGTCAGCTGGCCGGAGGGGGATCTGCGGACTGTTCAGCCGCGCGGCGAACTGCCATTACTTGGTCGGCCCTTTGTGCTCGGGTTTACGGACTGCTGGGGGCTGGTGATGAGCTGGTTCCGGCAGGAACGCGGCATTGAACTGCCGGATTACCGGGTGGATTATCCCTGGTGGGAGCAGGGCGAAAACCGTTACGCCGATAACTGGCAGGAGGCTGGATTTATTCAGGTTGACGACCCGCAACCCGGTGATGTGATAGTGATGCAGGTACAGGCACCTGTCGCTAATCATGCCGGTATTCTGCTGGATGATAATATGCTGCTGCATCATTTATACGGACACCTGAGTCAACGTGTGCCGTATGGTGGTTATTGGCGCGACCGCACAGTTACGGTTTTGAGATTAAGAAAGTCATTGTTTTTAAAAAAAATACATGAATAATTACGCATCGTTACTTATTTTAATGATTGTTTTAAGGGAAATTATGAGAAAGGCTATTTTTTCATCAGTCTTGGTTGGGGCTGTGTTTATCAGTGGGTGCGCTACAATTGTTGGTGATAAAACGCAGTTGGTTCAGATTGAAAGTACCCCCCCCGGCGCTGATTTTTTAGTTAAAGATGAGCAGGGAAAGGTTGTTGCTCAGGGAAAGACACCGCAGGGTGTAACATTACAGAAGTCGACAGGTAACTATTTTGGTAAAAAGCAATATGAAGTTACCCTCTCAAAGGAAGATTCAAAACCAGTCACGCTTCCTTTAAAGGCTAATGCTAATGGGTGGTATGTCGGTGGAAATATCATATTCGGCGGATTGATTGGCTGGCTTATTGTTGATCCATTTAACGGAGGCATGTATACACTTCATCCGGAAAAAATTGATGCTAACCTGGTAACCCAGGGTTCTGGCGTTCAGTGATTATGTAATAAATAATAATGAATAACCCGCTTCGGCGGGTTTTTTTATGGGTGAGGATATGTCACAGGAAATAATGGCAAGAATAGAGCTGGGTGGTGTATTGGGTAAAACCTTTGGCAAAACACATCAGCGCCTGGTCAGCACAACCTCGGAAGCGGTCCGTGCATTGTGCTGTACTATCCCGGGTTTTGAACAGTTCCTGAATACCAGCAAATCCCGCGGACTGACTTACGCGGTATTTCGCGGAAAAAAGAATATCGGGGTGGATGACCTCGGTTTTCCGGTGACTGATGATGTTATCCGGATTGTACCGGTGGTGATCGGCAGCAAACGCGGCGGATTATTCCAGACTATATTCGGCGCTGTACTGGTGGCCGCTGCCGGTCTTATGACTCCTGGTGGCATAATTGCAGCCTTTAGCGCCGGTGGTATGGCGGGCTTTATGGCTACAACCGGCGCAGCGATGATGCTGGGCGGCATTATTCAGATGCTGTCACCGCAGCCAAACGGGATCGCCATGAAAGACCAGGGCGAAAATAAACCGTCCTATGCGTTCGGTGCCCCGACGAATACCGTTTCTCAGGGCTACCCGGTACCGATCGGTTACGGTAAACGCCGCATCGGCGGGGCCGTTATCTCAGCCGGAATTTACGTCGAAGATCAGCAGTAACCCTTTCTCAGTTTTTCAGCAGGAATCCCACAATGACACAAATCACAGGCCGCAAAGGAGGCGGTGGCAGCCCGCGCACGCCCGTCGAACAGCCGGACGATCTACAGTCCGTTGCCAAAGCAAAATTGCTGATTGCCCTCGGTGAAGGGGAATTTGCCGGTGAGCTGACCGGGAAGGCTATTTTTCTGGACGGTACGCCGCTGCTGAATGCTGACGGGTCGGAAAACTTTCCCGGCGTGGTGTGGGAATACCGCCCCGGTACCCAGGCGCAAACCTATATACAGGGGATGCCGGCGGCGGAGAATGAAATCACCGTTGGTACCACGGTACAAAGCAGTACACCGTGGGCACACGCATTCACTAACCCGCAGTTGTCTGCGGTCCGCGTACGCCTGAAATGGCCGTCCCTGTTCCGCCAGGAGGATAACGGGGACATGGTCGGCAACGAAGTGAAATACGCCATTGATTTACAGACTGACGGCGGGAGCTGGAAAACCGTTGTGGACGGACGTGTAAAGGGCAAAACAACTTCCGGTTATGAGCGTACTCACCGCATTGATCTGCCACAGTCGGCCACATCCTGGACACTGCGTGTGCGTAAAATCACGGCAGATGCCAACAGCGCAAAAATTGGTGACACCATGGTGCTGCAGAGTTACACCGAGGTGATTGATGCCAAACTGACCTATCCGCACACCGCGCTGCTGTATATTGAGTTTGACTCAAAACAGTTTAACGGCTCCATCCCGCAGGTCACCTGCGAGCCGAAGATGCGGATCATCCGTGTACCGTCAAACTATGACTCGGAGCACCGGACGTATTCCGGTACCTGGGACGGTTCGTTTAAATGGGCATGGACCAATAACCCGGCCTGGGTCTTTTACGATATCGTGATTTCCGATCGTTTCGGCCTCGGTGACCGTATCAAAATTCAGAATATCGATAAATGGGAGTTGTACCGCGTTGCGCAGTATTGTGACCAGCCGGTACCGGACGGCAAAGGTGGCAGCGGCACTGAGCCGCGCTATATCTGTGATGTGTATGTGCAGGATCGCAATGAAGCCTATACCGTGCTGCGGGATTTTGCGGCCATCTTCCGGGGCATGACCTACTGGGGCGGAAACCAGATTATCACCCTGGCGGATATGCCGCGCGACATTGATTACAGCTACACCAAAGCCAACGTGCTGGACGGTAAATTCACCTATTCCGGCAGCAGCAGTAAGGCCCGCTATTCCTCCGCGCTGGTGTCGTACTCAGATCCGCTGAACGGTTATGCTGACGCGATGGAGCCGGTGTTTGAAAATGAGCTGGTTTACCGGTTCGGCTTTAATCAGCTGGAAATGACGGCGATCGGCTGTACCCGCCAGTCAGAGGCCAACCGCAAAGGCCGCTGGGGCATCCTCACCAATAACAAAGACCGCGTGGTGACATTCGGTGTGGGACTAGACGGTAATATCCCGCAGCCGGGCTACATCATTGCAGTGGCGGATGAAAACCTGTCCGGGAAAGTCACCGGGGGCCGCGTCAGTGCGGTGAATGGCCGGAGTATCACCCTCGACCGCAAACCGGATGCCGCGCCGGGTGACAGGCTGATGCTGAACCTGCCGTCCGGTAAATCACAGGCCCGCACCATCCAGATGGTCACGGATAACGTTATAACCGTTACCACGGAATACAGCGAAACGCCGGAGCCGGAATGTGTCTGGGTAACGGAATCAGACGAGCTGTACGCACAGCAGTATCGCGTGGTGAGCGTGACTGAGAATGATGACGGTACGTTCACGATATCTGCGGCCATGCATGATCCGGACAAATACGACCGGATAGACACCGGCGCGGTACTCGATGAACGGCCAATCAGTATTATTCCGCCCGGTAACCAGTTCCCGCCGAAGGATATCACTATCAGCTCTTATTCTGTCGTGAACCAGGGGATCAGCATTGAAACCATGCAGGTTACCTGGTCACCGGCGGAGAACGCGATTGCCTACGAGGCGCAGTGGCGGCGTGATGACGGCAACTGGATCAATGTGCCGCGTAATGCCACCACTTCATTTGACGCGCCCGGGGTCTATTCAGGCCGCTATCTGGTGCGGGTCAGGGCGATAAATGCAGCGGAAATCTCCAGCGGATGGGGGTATTCAGAGGAAACCCGGCTGACTGGCAAGGTGGGTGATCCGCCGATGCCGCTGAACTTCCGGGCATCCACACTGGTATTCGGGATCAAACTGAACTGGGAGTTTGGGAAATTTACGGAAGACACCCTGAAAACTGAAATTCAGTACAGCAAAACCAACGATGGTCAGGATCTGTTGCTGCTGGCTGATGTGCCGTACCCGTCCCGCTCTCACGAACTGGCCGGTCTGGCCGCCGGTACCGCGTTTTATTTCCGCGCCCGCCTGGTAGATAAAACCGGCAATCAGTCCCCCTGGACTGAGTTTGTGCGCGGTGTGGCCGAGTTTGATACAGAGGCTATTCTGGATGATGTTGAAGCGATCCTGGAAGACTCAAAAATTATTCAGGAACTCAGCAATAACGACATGGACTCATTCGAGGCCATTATCAACAATGCCAACAACACCTATGGCCAGTGGATGCACCTGCAGCGTGAAAATGGTGTGATGAAGGCTGAAATTATCCGCGTTGATAACTATGTGGTGACGGAAACCAAAGCGCTTGCTGAGCACCTTGATGCAGTACAGGCCACTGCAGATAAAAGCCTTGCCCGTGCGCAGAACTCCATCAAAGCCGAGTATGACATGGAGAAAGGCACGGCTTCGGCAATCTGGAAGTCGTTGGTCAGTATTGTGTATGACGGCGTGAATTATGATGCCGGTATGGTGATTGGTGCAGAGCTGAAAGGCGGTAAGGTCGATACCATCATGGGCTTTAACGCTCAGCAGTTTGCGTTTTATAACCCGGTGAACGGGAAAATGGATCTGTTCATGTATATGAAGGACGGACAGATTTTCATGAACGAAGCCTTTATTAACAAAGCCTGGCTCAACAGCGTGGTTGTCACTGACAAAATACAGTCGGAGGACCATGTACCGGGACAGCAGGGGTTTATTCTGGATGCAAAGGCTAATAAATTCGAATTCTTTGGCGGGACAACAACAAATGGAACCTCTATTACAGCAGACGGTATTAAGGTGTATGACAATAAACGACTGACTGTTATTGTTGGTGATATATCGGGGTATTAATATGGCTCACGGAATTATTGTATATGATGAACATGGTAATAAAATATTAGATTCCGGCAAAAGACTCGGCAGATTCGTCGGGTGGCATGATGTTAACCCCGCACCTGTCGGTCAGTTTAAATACAACTGGGATCATCGGAATTTGCTACCGATGGGGGAGATTTTTGTCTGGGTTAATCCGAGCTTTTGGTTCAATCATAACGGCTGGTGCGATTGCCGGGTTGAAAATGGCGTTATTATTTTTGAGGGTAATTTAAGGCGAAACGACGAACAGAGAGCCAGAGAAACTTATATGCGTATATTATATGGTGTAAAATCATGAAACACGGTTTTATATGTTTTGGTGACACCGGTCGGATGCAAATTGACGGTACTAATATAGCGTTAGGGTTAATCAGAAAGCAGTCGTTTAATTGTCCAAAAGTGCAGGATGCAGGACAGGGAACCATTAAAGAGGTTTATTTCCCGAATAAAGTTCATCCGAACACACAAATGATTGCCGCCAGATCATCATTTTGGGTCAGAATAGGTGGTCAGGCGTTTGATAATACGAATAATAATGCTTTTGTCTCTATGCCTTTTCGCGAGGGCTCCGGCGGAAATATAGAAGTCTGGGAGTTTGGTAACGCCCCTGTTAAGGTACGTAATCAAAAAATGGGAATAGTTGTGATAAACCCGGTAACCAATCAGGTGGTATATAATACTAACTGGGGTGTTGCAAATATACTGCATGTTCAGCGGCTAAAATTATGGCCTGATACAATGTGGTCTATGACAATGCCTAATAATGGTAATAACTGTGCAGTTGTATTTGGTGGCGGCGCTCAGAAAAGAACAGATTATGAAGAATTTATGGAATTCGAGTCTTATTTCTGGCGAATGAATGGATCTAAACTGGAGGTGCGTTTGTTGGTTGATACGTATTCCAGACCACATGCGTCACAATCTTTTGAGTCATGTGATATACCGCTATATATAATGATAATAGATACAACGGGGATATAAGAATGAATATATTAAAGTTAATCACATTAACTGCAATAACCACGCTGACAGCCTGCAGCCATAACGTATACACCAAACCAGTGGATTGCACCGGGCATATGTTTGAGGGGCTGGATAACCGGCATTACTCAGCTAAGCTGACAAAATATGCACCGGACAGTAAACGGTTTTTCAGCACTGGTGATCCTGTCCTAGGGTTACATGGTTGGATCCGTATGGATGCATTTGACAAAATTACATGTGTTAAAGGTAAGGGTACAGAGGACTGATTATTGGCGTTACCGTCGCTTACTTCGACCCGCAAAAACTAAAATCAAAATAAATAATCTCCTCCAACAACCGCTCCGGCGGTTTTTTTTCGTCTGAAATTTAAGGAAACCCCATGATTTACACAGACGGCACCATAGCCATTAAAGCTGGCTCACCGATTGTGACCGGCACCGGTACGCAGTGGAAAAAGAACATTCACGGTGTGGCACCAGGCCAGCTTATCAGCATCGAGAATGGCGCATCACCGGTCAGCATGATGATCCGTGCGGTAAACAGTGACACCGAGCTGGTGTTGTCATTCAATGCCCCGGTAACGCTCAGTGGTGCGAAATATTCCATCGCCACTACGGTACCGGACACCATTTCAGATGCGGCCCGCACCATGTCAGCCAATCAGGGCTATATCGTTTACTTTCTCCAGGCAATGCAGCAGTGGATGACAGACACCGGCAAGGTGGAAATTGAGCTGCCTAATGGGCAGAAAGTGACGCTGGAGGATTTAAAAGGGCTGGCTTCGCGGGAATGGGTTAATGGCATGTTATCAAACAATCCCGACAATCAAACTACAGTGGTTAGAGCTGTATCTGATTCGTATCTGTGGGTCAGCGGTGGAGGTCAATTCGGATATACATATAAAAAACAAAACCCGTTTGTTGTTAATGCATCCGGCAGCTATGCGTCATTGAACGGAACGGGAGAGTATACCGGCTTCAGACTGACGAAATCAGATGGTCGTTATGTGTTATTGGAGACAAACCCGCACGCAGGTACGGCATCAATGCTTAGTATTGTGTATCGGAAACCTAACGGCGAAAACCAGCACGTTGTGACGATACCATATGACACTGGCGTAGTTGCGACTCGTTCCTGGATTCAGCAGGCAACCGGATGGGGGTCAGTATACGCGGATTACCCCCCGTATATGACAAATTTCACTAACACTAATTTGCCTAATGGTATGTATAGGTTTGACCAGAACAGTCAAAACCCACCCTCCATTATAGGCGACAGATTTGGCAGTGTTATAACCACGCGGTATTCCGGGGATATTGGGCAAAGGATAGTCCTTCCTAACTACGGCGCGACGCACATGGCGGTACATCGGTATACCGGTTCTGCATGGGAATCGGTAAGGGTGTTGACATCCAATATGTATATCGTAGACGGCAGTGGATATTATAAAAAATCGTCGCCAATCGTTCAGATTTACCCTGATGGCCATTACGAGACCAATGATGAATCTGAAGGGGCAGAAGTTTTCCGTACCGGCACCGGCCAGTATCACATTACCGGTATCCTTGGTTACAACTCAGATGGTGCATGGGGTGTAAACGGCGGTATCTCGGTACCGAAAGACAATAACGGCCTTGAGTTGGTTTATATTGATGACAGGGTGCAGAGTGACGGCAGCCTGATTATTGAAACCTGTCACCGTCAGCACGCGCATTTACCGGAACGTTTCCAGAACTGGCGGCTGAAAGAAGTCACCCCGGAAGGTGAGCGCGTTTTCTATCAGGACGGTGAACCGTGTGACCTGCCGGAATCTACCCGCCTCGATGTGCGCGTGGAAATGCCGCAGGGCTCAGTGTGGAATGAGAAACAGCGGGAGTTGGCGGAGGTGACGGAACATAAAGAATAGGATTAGGTGAAGCAGGCTAGAAAAACAAAGGAATAAAATAAGTTATTGTTTATGTTTTCTACATATGTTATTGATTCATTTATAGTGAAGGTAAACTTATTTGGTATGATAACTATCATGAATATATTTCCAAGGGGTCGGTTCTATTTAAATTTTAAAAGTAACAATGCTAGTGAAATTAGTATTCGTTGGTTTGTTAAGCCACTATTATAATAAGTGGCTTAACAAATTAAACTAAATTCCTAGGAAGTTAGTATACAGATATGCAAATCCATATCTTGTTTTATTTCCAACCATATAAGGAGTAATTATTTTATTGGCTATTAAAATTTGCTTAAATTCTTCGATGGTTCCATTTTTTATAGCATCATCAGAACCACTATTGTTTGTTTTTATTTGAATGAGTAGTTTCTCAAACAACTCTTCAGATAGAATGTTTTTTTTATACGATGGATCTATCTTATTATTGGAAAAATCCATACAGAAGTATTTTACAATCTCATTTCCTTTTTCGTTCCATAAGTCTTCTAGATAATTTACAACTGCTTTTTTTCTAACTTGTTTACTTGTGCAGTATGCCAATCCAATTATAGAGTTCATTCTGTATTTTTTTTCAAAGTCTTGAATTTCTTGTTCCTCTATAGCACTAGTAATTAAATCAATAAAAGGACGTAAGTTAACGGTTTTATCAGCACTTTGTATGTTTCTATATAGGTCGTCATAAGCAGTGCTTAATTTGCCATTTCTTTTGGGTCTAGGTGAGCCAAAAAATGCATTGACAATAGGTTTAATTATATGTGTGTCTAATGGTAACTGATTATGATTGGTTTTTTTGTTTCTAAGTTTTTTGGGTAAATCTTTTAGAAGTATCTTACTTTCCAGCGAATTAGATAGAAATTTATAAAAGTCATCATATGAATATATGAAAATAATTTTCAGGAAATAAGAAAATATCTCGTTCTGAGACCATTCTAAATTAATGATTCTACTACTAAATGAATTTTTATTTGTTAGATTTCCTAGCCGCTCATATAAGTCTCTACGAAGGAATAATTTTGGTTGGATATTTTCATAAGGAAATCTCACCGCAATTTTAACTAATGGAGATATTACGTCATTCCAAAGAAAAGGTTTAACAATATTATCCAGGTAATCAAATGTAATAATTAATGTTGAATCTGAATGTTTAAGTATTTTATTGACTTCACTAAGGTCAGACTCTATTTGAGCATAAGATTCTGGAGTGTTGATAACATTTATTATTTTTTCTCGCACATCAAATTTACCCATGTTAAATATATACTCACTATCACTAGATAAGTATTTACTTCTGGTTTTTAATGATAACCATATAAAATACATCCAGAATTTTTTTATAAATAATTCATCTTTTATGTAATTATCAAAGCCAATGAATTCAAAGTTATCATTGTCAAAATTAGTTATATTTAACACATCTATATTTAAGTGTGATTTTTGTGATTTAGTAATTAAGCTAGAAAAAAAATCTTCATTTTGCAATACTTTATAAAATGCGGTTTTGCCTGTTCCTTTATCACCTAATAGAAGAGTTTTTTCGGGGATGAAGAGATCTTCCATGCATTGACGGTAATAAAAATGTTTTTTTACATACTCGTCAGAGTAATTAATGTTTTCAGCATATAGATTAGGGAGCTTATCTTTTATTTTATTTAAAATGTTATCTTGTAGACTCACATTAGAAGAGGTTATTTTTATATTTGAATCAGCAGTGGTGGTATCTGTATCGTCAGTTAATAGATTTATTATATTATCATCTGAATTAATAGGTTTTTTTAATATTTGATTTATATGAGAAAAGAATTTTTGATATTGACCAGAACCATTTTCACCATTAATGAAATCATTTAAATCATCATTATCTTCTAAGGGAGTGCCAATGAATTCTAAGGTGTTTTGTCTGTCAAAGTAGAATATTTCAGTATCATGAGATGTTAAACCATGAATTTGCTGAATGAAATTATTATATCTGCGACTATAATTACTACTAATTATTGACAAAATAAAACTTGTATCAATTTCACACTCATTGAGTGTTTTTGCTACAAATTCAAGGCCAGGTTGATTTTGTATATCATCTCCAGCTAAAACTACTACATGATTAGATAATTGGGCGAGTGATCCAAAGGTGTTGTTAAATCCTGTTCTTGAATCCACAAGTATTATATCGGGAGAGAATGATTTTTTTATGTCATTAATTAAATTGTCAAAGATTTTGACTAACATATCACCTTGTAGATCAATTTTAGCTAATCCTTCAAGGTAATTTATTGTATTTTCTTGATTTGATAATATATTTCCTGCTGGCATTAAATTAATTGATCCATTTCCAGAGTAAGTTTTTTCTATATTATATATATAGTCATCTATATTACAGTTATCAACGAATAATTTATCATTTAAATACTCGACAAGGCCGTTTTTGTTATTATCAGATTGTGATGTTTTAAAAAAATTAATTAATCCAGGGGCTTCGAAGTCACAGTCTATAACAAAAACATTGTTTCCTTTTCTCGCCAAATAAGTAGCTGTTAAAGCTAAAGAGGTTGTTCGGCCTACGCCACCTTTATAGCTATAGAAAGTAATTAAATTGCTGTGTTTTTTATTCTTTTTATCATTCTTTATATTTAATAGGGCGCTAAGCGAACGCCTTAATCCATATGAGGTTTTATCACCTTCAAATAGATATTTGTAATCTTCATCTATATATTTATTGTCATCAATAATTTCAATATGAAGCTTGTTATTATCAAACTCAGTTAAAAGTACATTTCTTAAAAATAAGTCACTTGTGCTTTTAATTTTTTCACTAGCGATATATATATC